GATACACCATTACAAGATGGTTCTAAATAGTTGTTCGTTCATAGTTCCTCACCCCTAAAAAGGTGGGGTTTTTTATATATCTTTGACTTTCATATTGGAGAACTTAGGTTTAGCCACCCTTTTAGTCTTATTAGGGTGGTTTTTTATGCCATTTTTACCATTCATCCCCTATTTTTTACCGCTTATCACAAATATTTGCTTTGTTTGATAAAGTTATAAGGTTTTACCCTATCTTTGATTTCTAAACCAAAACAAACAATATGAAACGAGTATTTGAAATTTACAAAAAAGGAACAACTGACAGATGGATTACAATATTAATTCCAGCTGAATCCTATTCAATAGATTTAATACAATCTAAAATGGAAATGTATTTAAACTTAGAATATGAAGTAAGACTTATTAAAAACCAAAACCAATAAATATGAACAGACTAAAAACTCCACAAGAGAAAGCAAACGAACGCTACAAAGCTGAAAGCATCAAACCAATTTACGCATTTATTATTGTATGCGTGGCATTTTTAATTACCGCAATCCTTCAAAACATTTAACTATGAAAACACCAATGCAATTACTATTAGAGTACATTAAAACTGCTCACACCTTTACATTCCTTCCAGAACAATTAGCTAAAACTATTGAAGAAAAGTATTTGCCAATGGAAAAAGCTGATCTAAGAAATGCTTTTGATAATGGCGAAATTAACGTATGGAACGGCAAAAGAGATGAATCATTTGAATTTGAAGGTGGTATGGACTATTATAACAAAACCTATAAAAACTAATTTATGAACGCAATTGAAACATTTATTTACACATTAGAAACTAAACTAAAGACAATGCCAAGTGGCTATGTAAGAGATACAGTAACCGCCTGTAAGGAATTAGCCGAAGGCATAAAAAAAATCTATGAAAACCCTAATAACAACATTAGTAACCAACCAAATCAAGACTAACCTACAAACCGAAGCTGACAATAAAGGCATAACGCTTAGTAAGTTGGTTTATAAAATCCTAAAACAATATGAGCAAACTAATCTATCAAGAGAAACAACTAAAGTTGCACAAAAGAGCAACAATCCTACTGGAACTGCTAAAACAAGCACAGGGAAGGCAAAATCTATTTGAGGCTGACCTTGCTGAATGGAGGCGAGGCTTGGATGACACAAGGACAATGATAAGTGAAGAAGATTTACTAATCAAGATTGCAAGGATGAATGACATCCAGCGCAGAATCCTTAAAAGCTACCATTACTTGATTCTGGACCTTTATACCTTAACGGAGGATTTTATGTTACCAATAAACCTTTTACATTTCTAATGAAAGAAGTACATAAATCATATATGGCAGAACTTGAAATAGAGGTTTTGCGAGAAAAGAACAAAAAACTAAAGCAAGAGATAAATCAATTAAAGGATTTATTAGACAAACATTTAAACATAAAAACAATAAGAATGGACAAAGAACAACAAAAGGAGTATGCGGTGGAAATAGCCGAAAAAGTATGTAATTACTATCAAATTAAGTATGGACAAATGATGTCCAAATATAGAGGCGAGGAAGTTACTTTGGCAAGGCAAATGACTATGTACTTAACTAAGGAAAAAACAGAATTAAATGGCGAGGAAATAGCACAAATCTTTAACAGGGATAGAACAACAGTTTTGCACTCAATCCAAAAAATTAAAGGTCAATTGTCAAATAAGTTTGATGATACCATAAAAAAGGATGTTTTCAACTTAAATGTGCTTATTTAATTTTGTTATTAACACTAAAAGTATTAATTTTAAACTTTAAAACCAACCAATATGAACGAGCAACAACTGGCTAAAAAGCCACAACTTTCGTACACGAAAGACCAAGTAGAGTTAGTAAAATCGCAGATTGCTCCAGAGGCAACAGTTGATGAACTAAAGCTATTTCTTTATCAAGCACAAAGAACAGGACTTGATGCATTATCAAGGCAGATTTATTGCATCCATCGGAACGTAAAAACGCAAAACGGATGGTCTAAAAAAATGACCATTCAAACAAGCATTGATGGATTCCGAGTAATCGCTGAACGAAGCGGAAACTATGGTGGACAAAGCGAACCTGTATTTGTAGAACAAGATGGTAAGTTAATTTCTTGTAAGGTATCAGTATTTAGATTTCACGGCGATTTAAGGTATGAAGCAGCCGTTGGAGTAGCTTATTGGGATGAATACTGCCAACGAACAAACGAAGGCAAACCAATGGGATTATGGGCGAAGATGCCACATACAATGTTAAGTAAAGTTGCAGAGGCATTAGCTTTAAGAAAGGCTTACCCACAAGATTTAAGCGGACTTTATACAGGTGATGAAATGGCGCAAAGTGATGAAAAACCAGCCTACATTAAAACGCACGATAATCTTGATGACTTAGAATTAGCTATTGACTTATGCATTAGCACAAACGAATTGGCTGAACTTTACACATTGAATCAAGAATTAGCCGACAAAGAAGTAACTAAATTATTTACCAAGAAAAAACAAACTTTATGACACCATTAACAAGATTATGGGATTTAAGAGAAGCAGTTAAATTTTGGAATTACAAAGTAGATACAAGCTATCCTCAAAACGCAAGTGAAATGATTCATCAATTAAATTTAGCTAAGTATAAACTTAAACTACATAAACAAAAACACTTCCCAGAGTTATTAGATCAACCTAAAAGGGATTACGTTCCTTATAAAATGTTAGCTGATAAATTTGAAGTATTTGAAAACTATTTAAACGATTAATTATGCCATATTCAACTTGCTGCGGAGCATATACCGATATGGATGAAATTGGAATTTGTCCAGATTGTTTAGAACATTGCGACTGGGAAGAAGAAGAAGATGAGGAGGAGTTAGAACAAGATAGACAAAATGAAATAGCATTAGAACAAGAACAATTAAATAAACATTAAACTTAAAACAATGATTGTATTAAACATTTGCAAAGAGGAAATCAACTGGAAGGAAGCTAAAAACGGCAAACACTACGCAAACGTAGCTACCGACTTCTTAAAGCAACCAGATGACAAAGGAAACACTCACACAGTATGGAACAACCAAAGCCAAGAGGAAAGAGCAGAAAAAGCAAAGAAAAACTATTGTGGCAGAGGTAAGCAGGTTTCTTATAACGCACCAACAGGTAAGAAGGAATTTGCAGTAAACCAACAAGAAGCAGAACCACATTCAACCGATGACTTGCCCTTTTAGACATTAACAACCCCTCGTTGGGCGAAAACGTAAAGCGCAAATTTAAAACCTACAACTATGAGCCAAACAACACAAATCGCAAAATACCTAAATTATAGCATAAGTAAAGATGGTAATGTTATAAATAACAAATTTAAACGAAAATTAAAACCATTTTTAGATGCTTATGGATATTACCAAGTTTGTTTATGTAATAAAGGTCAAATTAAAAAGTTTCGTGTAAATAGGTTAGTAGCTGAAGCATTTATACCAAATACAAATAATTATAAACAAGTAAATCATATAAACGGAATTAAAACAGATAATAGGATAGAAAATCTTGAATGGGTAACTCCAAGTCAAAATATGTTACACGCTTATAAAATTGGCTTAAAAAAAGTTACTAATAAAAATATCAAAGCATCAAGATTAGCTAATTCAAAAGTTGTTTTAGATACTAAAACAGGTATATTTTATGATAGTGCTAAAGAAGCAGCAACTTTACTTGGATTAAATAAACAAACACTTTATTGTTATTTGTTAGGATATAATACTAATAAAACATCTTTAATTTACGCATAAAAACAATTAATATGTCTCAAAATCAACAAATTAAATCTTATTTAAATAAGGGTAGAAAGTTAACCCCTATTGATGCTTTAAACAAGTTTGGATGCTTTAGATTAGCAGCACGAATAGCTGATCTTAGGAATGATGGGATGAATATAAAAACAACCATTATTAAGCTGAAAAATAAGAAGCAAGTTGCTCAATATTCAATATGATACACGCATCATTATTTAGCGGAATCGGTGGATTTGATTTAGCAGCGGAATGGATGGGATGGGAAAATCTATTTCATTGCGAATGGAATCCATTTGGTCAACAAGTATTAAAACATCATTTCCCAAATTCAATTAGTTACAATGACATTACTAAAACAGACTTCTCTATTCACTCAGGATCAGTTGACATCCTCACAGGAGGATTCCCTTGCCAACCATACTCAAGTGCAGGAAAGCGACTTGGGAAAGCCGATGAAAGACACCTCTTTCCACATATGCTTAGATGCATTAAAGAGGTCAAACCAAGATGGATTATTGGCGAAAATGTTCGTGGACTTGTTAATTGGAATGGAGGGATGGTATTCAACGAGGTGTGTGATGACTTGGAAAGGGAAGGCTATGAAGTCCAACCGTTTCTTATTCCAGCTGCAGGTGTCAATGCGCCGCACCAACGATATAGAATCTGGTTTGTTGCTTACTCCAACAACAATGGAACACATTCAAGATTTAGAGAAGTTCAAAACAAGAATGGAAAAGTATCCGAATGGAACAACAATGCCAAATTTAGCGACACAAATCTATTCAATGATGCTACCAACTCCATTAGCATCGGAAGGGGGGAAAATGAGTGGTTCACCAACGGAGAATCAAATGTCATTAACGAAACTTGCAAGACAAGGAATGTTACCAACACCAAATCAAAGGGATTATTTGGGATGCACGAAGCCTGGATTGAGAATAACATTAACAGGGAAAACTCAAAAATATGGGGAGGTTCTTCCAGACACAATAAAAAGAATGACTTCAACTACTTCCCAACTAAACCCCCAGTTTGTGGAGGAAATGATGGGCTTCCCAGAGAACTGGACAACATCACCTTTTCTAAATGGAGAAACGAATCAATCAAAGCATACGGAAACGCAATAGTTCCACAGGTTGCACATCAAATTTTTAAAGCTATTCAAGAATTTGAATTAATGGTAAATAAGTAGTATTTTTGTACAAAGGATGTAGGATATCCTAACTCAAACTTATTGGCTCAAAGCTGAAACCCTAATCCTACTGGGGTGGATGCCGAGAGCCTTTTTTATTTTTATGGCTAAAGACCCAGCGGTGTTATTTTACACAAGCGATTTTCTTAGTGGCACTTTTACAATGGATAATGAACAAGTTGGTAAATACATTAGACTTTTGTGCTTACAACATCAAAAAGGCAAATTAAGTGAAAAGGATATGCTAAGCATATGTAAAGCATATGATAATGAGATTTGGGATAAATTTAAAGTTGAAGATGGTTTATACTACAACGATAGAATGTATAATGAAACCATTAGAAGGCAAAAATTTAGTGAAAGTAGGCGAAATAACGCTAAATCACCTAAAAAAGAAAGCACTAGCGAAGCATACGCTAAGCATATGGAAACTGAAACTGAAAATAGAACTATAACTATAAATGAAAATATAAATATAGATTTTGAATGGTTTTGGAATGATTATGATAAAAAGGTAGGGGATAAGCAAAAGCTAAAAAAGAAGTGGATTAAATTAACCGATGAAGAAAGGCAAAATGCAATGAATTATATTGACCTTTACAAACAATCAGTACCAGACAAACAATTCCGTAAAAACCCAGAAACCTTTATAAACAACAAATCTTGGAACGATGAAATCATTAACCGAAGTATTACCCCAATCCATAAACTCTCTTACGCAGAACGAGAGGCTAATGCACTTAGAAATCTATAATAAACTTGAACCAGATGAATTAAAGGTTGTGGTTGCTTTAGATACAATGAGTGTTAGTAGATGCTCACCGATTGAGGTTAAAGAACATTTAAAGACTTGTATTGCTTTAAGCGGATGTCAAACACCTACAATTGAGTTATTTCAGTTTTTATGCGAATTTGTAATAAAGAATTACGGAAACTTTAAACTAAAGGAACTTGGAGTAGCTTTTGAACTTTACGCAATGGGGAAATTATCAGTTGACAAAGCGATTATGTTTACCCCTAAATTCTTTGGTGATGTAATGGCAGCTTATAAGCCGATAGCTTTACAAGTAAGACAAAAGACCTATGTAGAACCGCAACCAGTAGAGATACCTAAAATCCAAGATGATGAAATTATTGAGGCATTGTACGAAAATTGGGATAAGTCTGCTAAAAGAGGATGGGAGTTGCTAAATACAATGGCTTTTGATGTACTATGGAAACGAAAGGAATTAAACAAGGAAAATTTAAGTCCAGAGAAAGCAGATCAAATAAAGAAAAAGATAATAGCACATTACAAGGTAACTGCTAAAACACCTAAAGACTTAGAGAAATTAAATAATGAAATATTTATCAAAAACGAGTGCAAAAGATATACTTTGTACCTATTTTTACAAAACCAACTATGAAACAATTAACATTTATTTATGAATTGCTAAAGTTTATGCTGATTAGCGTTCCTTTAGCTTCTTGCATTTATATAACCGCACATCTATATTTTGAAATAAAAAGATTATGCTTAAAATATTTATAACCATAGCTATTTGGGAACTATTAAAACAACTTTATTACAAACTAATAAACCGATGACAGGAATAGACAACAACATTGAAGTAAGACTGATTTATTTAGATACAAAAGAAGAAATATGGTTTAGGTCAATAGCAAAGGCTATAAGGTTTTTAGGTACTGACTATAAAACCATAATGACCTATATGAACCCAATAAACAAAAAAAGATACAAGCATAACGATAGATTATGTGTTGTTAGATTGAAAAAGTAACCCTAATTTTGCTTTATGCCATTGATACCTTTACCTAAGTTGTTAGAAAAAACCCAAAAGGTAGTTAATGCGTATATAAGAAAGAGAGATGAAGGATTGCCTTGTATTAGTTGCGGAAGTTACAATGGTAATCAAGCTGGACACTACTTTACAGTTAAAGGTTATTCGGCTTTAAGGTTTAACGAATGGAACATTCATTTGCAATGTGCTGGATGCAATATGTTTAAGCACGGCAACCAAGCAATGTATAGGATTGGACTTGTAGAACGAATTGGGGAAAAAGCGGTTAAAGAGTTAGAGTTTGAGGCGGTTAACAATAGGCTAAAGAAATGGACAAGAACTGAATTAAACGAATTAATTGACAAATACAAGTAACATATTTGAAACGTGCAAAGAGCAAGAAATAGCAGGTTATCCTTGCTATGTTTTTGAAATTGATGGAACTACGCACTATGTATTTGGTGAAACACAAGAACAAAGATTTGATTTTATGGCAGACCTAATAAACAATTATAATGGCGAAAGTAAGCAGTAACAACAAAGTCAGCTTTGGCAAAAGAAAGTGTGGCAAGTACAAAAAAACATCTGGTCCAAAGGACAAGGCGGTTAAACCTTACAATAAACAAGGCAGATAATGAAAGACACTTACGGAAAGAAGCTATATACCTGTAAATGCGGTACAGTTACCGAAGGCTATGTGTGGTTCGGTAAGATAAAAGAAACTCAATTTGAATGTACCAAGTGTGGTAAATGGGTAGGATATGACAATTTAGAGAAAAAAATAGATAGTATTATTTCAATACGAACACCAACAAAAAACCGATAATATGAAAACAGCAATTCAACAACTTGTTGATATTATGAATGAAGACCAAGTATCATTTACTGAATGGTTTCAAGATAATTATCAAATGTATATTGAAAAAGAAAAAGAGCAGGTAGTGGATGCTTTTAATGAAGGTATTGATGAAATGGCTTTTGCTACTTCAGGCATTAATTACTACAACCAAACCTATAACCAATAATGAACATTAACGAAATCAAACCTAATCCAAATAATCCAAGAAAGATTGATGCTGATGACTTTGCAAAGTTGGTTAAGTCTATTCAAGAAGATCAAAAGCTATTAGAAGCAAAGCCGTTAATCATAGATGAAAACAATGTAATCTTAGGAGGTAATCAAAGGTATCGTGCTTGTTTAGAATTAGGCATCCAAGATGTGCCTGTGATTAAAATGCCTAACTTAACCGAAAGAGAAAAGCAAAAGTTACTGGTTATAGACAATACACACTATGGAATGTGGGATATGGATATGTTAGCAAATAATGATTGGCAATTAGAAGATTTAAGCCAATGGGGTGTCAATGTGGACTTTCTTGTTCCAAGTAATGATGAACCAAAATCAATAGACAATACCAAAAAAGGGAAGGTTTGCCCTAATTGTGGCATATCTTTGTAAAACAATGGAAATACAATGGCAGGAATAGATAACTTAAAACACTTTGAAAAAGGTCAATCTGGTAACCCAAATGGTAGACCTAAAGGAGTTCAAAACTCAAAGACTCGTTTACTTAGGTTGCTTGAATTAGTACAAAAAAGAAGGAATCCAATTACAGGTGAAGATGAAGATTTTACTGTACTTGAATTGATGGATATGCAAATGATTAGCAAAGCATTGAAAGGAGATCAAAGAGCCTATGAAGCAGTAGTTGATAGATTAGAAGGTAAACCTAAACAAACAACCGACATAACCGCCGACATAAAGGGTAATGTGCAAATCACAATAGAACCAGATGCAGATTGTCAACCAATTAAAGATTAAGGCTACACCTGTCTTTTATGCCAATAAAAAGGCATACGAAGAAGGTTATCCGATAATTTGTAACGAAGGTGGGTCAAGATCAAGTAAAAGCTATTCAGTTGTTCAGTTACTAATCCACATAGCTTTAACCAAGCCTAATACAAGAATTTCGTGCGTATCTCATTCCCTACCACACATAAAGCGTGGAGTTTATAGGGATTTTAAAAACATACTTGAGCAATGGAACATCTGGGATGAAAAGGATTTCCGATATACTGATTTTATTTATACGTTTAAGAACGGCTCTTACATTGAGTTATTCGGATTAGAAGACCCTGACAAAGCTAAAGGACCAGCAAGGGATATACTATTCGTAAACGAGGCAAACCTAATTAGCAAGGCTTTGTTTGACCAGCTTTTAATTCGTACTACTGGACAATCATTCTTAGACTGGAATCCAGCCGACTTTATCTCTTGGGTTTATGAAGTAGCTGATAACCCAAAGAATAAGCGCATACATTCTACCTACCTAAACAATATATCAAACCTTAGCGAAAGTCAAATAAGAAACATTGAGCAATACAAGGATTTGCCTGATGACTTTATGTGGAAAGTTTACGGATTAGGGGAACGAGGTTCAGCAAAGGAAATTATTTATACTCAATGGAAACAATATGACCAAGCACCAGATGGGGATGTCTTTTATGGATTGGACTTTGGTTATGTCCACCCAGCTGCTTTAGTTAAGGTTACTCATTATGAAGGACAAAACTACTTTGAGGAAATAGTTTACCAAAGCGGATTGACTTTAAGCGACCTATCAAGATTGATTAAAGAGAAACTACCAGAACGTGCCACAATCTATGCGGATGCAGCCGAGCCTAAATCTATTGAGGAACTTTACCGACAAGGATTTAACATTAAACCAGCGCAAAAGGATGTATGGGCAGGGATAGTAAAGATGAAGTCTTATCCAATAAACTTGCACTACAATAGCAAAAACCTAAGAAGGGAGTTTATGTCTTACAAATGGAAAAAGGATAAAAACGATAACGTAATAGAAGAACCTGTAAAGGCAAATGATGACTTGATGGATGCTTGTAGGTATGCCGTGTTTACGCATTTAACCAAGCTAAAATTTGAGGTGTCGGTATTTTAGGATAAATTGTCTAACTTTGTTAAAATTCATATATAATGGGATTACTTGACTTTTTTGGTAAAAGACAAAAACTATCTACTGTACTACCTCAAATTCCTTTTAACGGACAAGTTGCGATACAACAAGGGATAATAACTTGGCAAGGTGGAGATAACATTAGTTTTGTAAATGATGGTTATTCAGCAAACGATATAGTTTATTCAATCGTTAAATTAATTGCGGACAAAGCAAAACTTGCTCCATTCCACGTTTACAAAGTAGTGGATGAAACTTCTGCAAAGAAATACAAAGCGTTAATGAGCCAACCAGATAAGATTGAGAACTGGAAGGATGTTGAAAAGCTACATAAGAAAGCATTTGAAATATATACAAAAGATGCAAGATTAAACGAGTTATTAAAATACCCTAATGAAGAAGATACCTTTGGCGATTTCGTAGAGGCTTGGTGTACTTTTAAATTAGTTACAGGTAATTCTTTTGTTTACGCAAAGATGATTGAAGGTGGTAACAATAATGGTAAGCCGTATGAAATGTACGTGCTTCCTTCGCAGTATATGTACGTGTTAGCGGACATTCAAAACTTTCCTCCAACGATTAGCGGTTACCAATTAAATTATGGTCCACTTTGGAACTTTACTAAACAAGAAGTATTACAAGATAAATACATAAACTTACAATGGAATACAACTGGGAATCAACTATATGGTCAATCACCATTGATGGCTGCTGCGAGAAACTTGACTCGTTCAAACGAAGCCAAGACTGCGGCGGTTGCTTCTTTCCAGAATGGTGGTCCAGCTGGAGTTCTTTTTATGAATGATGATAGGTTTGACCCTATAAGTGGAACACAACAAGCACAAGCACTTAAGAGAGCAGTAAGCGAAAAAGGTGGCTCTGCTAACTTTAATTCAATTGCGGTAAGTGGTTATAAAGTAGATTGGAAACAAATCGGTTTAAGTCCTGTTGAATTAGATATCATTGAAAGTGAGAAATGGGATATGAAAGCACTTTGTAACATTTACGGAGTACCTTCTCAATTATTAAACGATGCTGATAACAAGACTTATAACAACCAAAGAGAAGGAGAGAAAGCATTGACAGTTCGTTGTGCTATTCCTTTGTTAGTTGGTATTAGGGATAATTTAAATAGAAAACTACATTCTGATTGGGGTTATCGTGGAACTGATATTTATGTTGACTTTGACCCAACTGTTTATGGTGAATTAGAAGCTAACAAATCGGAGCAAGTAGAATGGTTAGATAAGGCTTGGTGGATTGCACCTAAGCAAAAAATGGATATTATGGGATTAGAGATTCCTGATTACATTGACCAAACTGAAATGGAAAAACTATATATCCCTTCAAGTTTACAAAGTCCAGATGAGTTTCAACCATTAACACTACCAAATGAATAGTCAAGAGATTATTGATAAGTTATTTGATTTAAAGGTTGACCTTAAAGCCGACCTTCAAGAAGTTATTGATGAAGTTTACGCAAAGTATCACGAAACAGTAAATATGTCTTACTCGGAGTTAAAGGCTTGGAGTGAAACTAAATGCTCACGTTTAGCGTCATTAGATAGAAGTCCTGTAAATAGGAACTTAAATCTATTGAGCAAGAAAAAAGCGGATTGGGGTGCAAATGAAGTTAAGTCGGCAAATAGAACGATTAGCTTTGTTAGTAGAATGAAAAATATGGAGCAAGGCAAACCTGTAAATAAAGAGTGTCCATCTAAGAGGGATATATCCTTAAAGAATTGGGCATACAATCCTAACAAATGATTTGGCAAGATTATAGAAAACTATATTTAAACGCAATAAAAACCTACTCACCTAAGTTCAAGAAAGAACTACAAAGGCAAGTGGATACATATTGCGATACCCAAGATTTAAACGCTATAAGCGATAAAGGAATAAAAAAGACCATCCAAAACCTTCATATTGCAATGGGGGTTAAGATGGCACAAATTTCGGAAAAGAATGTATCAAAGTCGGTTAAAGGTTATTCTGGTCCAGAGGAGTTTAAGAATAAGCAGACTGATTTGTTTACTTATGTTGTGTTGACATACCTTGAACTAAAAGGCTTAGATGAGATTGCTGGTGAAATTACGGATACTACAAAAAAACAAATTCAACAATATTTAGCAAAATCTATTGAAGAAGGTTTAACTATGCCAGAAACAATAAAACTATTAAGAACGGCTGATCTTACGAGTTATAGAGCATCAATGATAGCAAGAACGGAAACTGGAAGGGCAGCAAACATAGGTTCAATGATTGGTGTAACTGCAACTGGACTTGTAACTATAAAGGAATGGATTGCAGCAAGGGATGCAAGAACAAGGCGAGTGCCACCAGATGCTTTTGACCATTATCATATGGATGGAACTAAAATACCTTACGATGAAAAATTTAATGTTAAAACTAAAAATGGAGGTTTTGAGCAAATGTTACATCCTTGCGACCCAAGTGGAAGTGCTGGGGATGTTATCAATTGCCGTTGTACGTTAGGTTATGAAGCGGTAAGAGAACCAAACGGAAAGCCTAAAAGGTTAGCAGATAATCCACCAATGGGGGATATGGGTAGAATATATAGACTTTTAAATGATGCTAATTTACAGGAGATAAGAGAATTAATAAGACAAGCACTTGCAGATTAAAAAAAATTAATAACTTTGTTATATGAGTAAGATTGAAAACAAAAGCTACAATGATATGATTTTGGATATAGAGCCAGAATCAAGAACAGTAAAAGCGTGTTGGTCAAGAATTGGAAACGTTGATTTGGATAACGATATTATCGTTGCAGAAGCGTTTACCAAGACTATCAAAGAACGTGGACCAAAGGGTAAAAATATGATTTGGTCTTTAGTAGATCACAAAGCTGATATGGCACACACTTTGGGTAAGCCTAAAGAGTTATACATAGAAGGCGATATGCTTGTTGCGGTTACTGACTTAATAGAAACTGAATGTGGCGAAGATGCAATCAAGTTGTATGAAGCTGGTTTAATCAATCAACACTCAATCGGTTTTAGTACGTTAAAGTCGGATGTAAACCAAAAGACTGGTGTTCGTACAATTACCGAATTAAAACTATATGAAGGTTCTGCGGTTCTTTGGGGTGCTAATCCAGAAACTCCAACATTGGGTTTCAAGGGTGAGTTCAAAGAAACTAAAGAAAATTTATCAATAAGATTAGAAAACTTAATTAAGGCATTTAGAGGTGGTACATTCACAGATGACACCTTTGCTTTAATGGAGATTCAAATAAAACAAATACAAGCTGAATTATTAGCTTTGGAAATTACTGAAACAATCACTCAACCCGAGCCATCAGTTGAGCCGACACCAGTTGTTGAAGAAAAGAATAATGAGGAAGTATTAAAGGCAATTAAACAATTTAACAATCTATTTAAAAAGTAAAAATGGAAAATTTAATCAACGAAATGGCTGAGAACCTTAAAGGTTTTCAAGCTAATGCAGAAGCTCAAATTAAAGAGGTATCTGCACAAGTAACTGTTGTAAAAGACGAGTTACAAAAACAAATTGACGGACAATTAGCTGCACAAAAGAAAGCTGCTAAAAGAGAAGTTAAATTTATGGATGAAGTTATTATGGAGAAATTAGATGGTAACTTTGAAGCAATGGAAAAGTCATTAAAGAATAGCGGAAAATTCCGTTTAGACTTAAGCGACGTTAAGACAATGACTTTAAGTGGTAATTTAACTGGAGATTCTCAAGCAACTTATGCTCCAAATCCAGCTATCCAACCTTCTCAAAGTTTAAACTTTAGAGATTTAATCCCTACTGTTAGAAGTGAGACTGGATTGTATGTTTACTATCGTGAGAACGCTGGTT